AGCGAATATACTTTAAATGGTCTATGGCCTGTGACTGCTCTTCCGATACCCACGCTATAAAATGCTGATCTCCCTCTTGTGCAAAGCACAGTTTGTGCATGATAGCCGCTTTTGCTATAACAGACTTACCATGACCACGTGGAATAATATTACATATCCTTGCACCCGGTGCGGTATCTATCATCTTTTTTGCCATTTCATAGTGAAAGGGTGCTGATTCAGACTTCTTGAGGAAGTCATTAGGTAGAAACGCTCTACCAAAGTAGATAAGGTTGCTGTATGCTTTTGCTAATACCTCATCTCGTTTGTCCATCTCTGATGGTGGAGGGGTAATATTAAAACTCATTCAGATAATTCTTTTTGCTTTTCTGGAAGTATACCCTGCTCAAATGCTTTTAGCTTCTCTCTGCTAAACCCAGAGAACTCCTGTATCAGTGCCACAGAATCCACTTTCTTTTCTGTAGACAGCAAACCTGTTATCTTCATCAATGTCTCTAGAGCTCTAAGTTTATCGTTGTCCCTGACATCTCTTTTGTCTATTACATCTTTCGTGCTTTCAAGGAGGTAACGTTTTGTAATACCTACTTCTGACATTAAACTTTCTATTTCTTTATCCACTGCTTGCCTCACTGTTTTGTTTTTAAGTAGTAGTGTTGACCTTCTTTCCGCATGGTCTAAGCTGTTCGTATTGGGAAATGCTTTCTGATAGGCTTTTATAGGCTCCATCCCGTATGCAACATACTTTGCAAAGTTTTTCTTTGATAAAGTTAAAAAACCCTCAGTTACTACAGCATATCCAGATCGTTTTGTAAACCTATACATCTCATCTTTTACAGTACCAGACTTCATGCCACTTCTTCTAAGATGAAACATTCCTATAATAGTTCTTACATAATTGTTTTCTTTTTTAAATCCTTTCACTTGTCCTTTTTTAAGTATCTGCACTATTTTACCATCATCCGCAAGACACCAATCGCCTTCCTCTGCCTTAGTCCAATCCGTTATCAGGGGCTTATCGGGATGTGCATCAAGAAACTCCTGCTCTGATTCATAAGCATAGTGCTTCTTTCCTTTTACAGTGCGGCTCAGTGCCAAATCAGTTCTTCTCCTGATTGTCAAATAAATTGATATCCAGTATTTCCAACTCAGGCATATTCTTCATTCTATACAGTAATTCTGCAAACAGCCCCATTTGTTTGGATGTTGGTTCTATAATGTCCATAAGTTTTAATTCTTTGGATATCTCCCTGCAACGTTCCAAGTTCTCGTAGACAGAGCCTATCGCATAATCGCCAAATACTGCTCTTTGATATAAACTTTTATGTTCGCTCATGTTTTAATTTAATAAAAACTTGACAATAATGTTTAGCGTTATATATATTTAATTATCTTGTTTTTGTTTGTTGAAGTTTTTTTATAATAGTACTATAGTATATATAGTATATATAGTATATATTATATATATATAATATATATAGTATAATAGTATATATAGTATATAGTAGTATATAGTAATTATAGTATTATAGTATATATAGTAGTGGTAGTATCCGCAGTACCCGCTTTTGGTAAAACTTCCAAAAATTTTAAAAAATTATATTAGCATGTGCGTGTCTCTTTTTTTACACACATACCACCCCCCTATCCGTTTCTAGGTTAGAAAAGTTGTATTGAAAAAAGCAAATCCACTATAAGCCGTTACAATTTACAATTTACAATTATATTTTAAATATCTGTAAGTTCAACAATATAAGTACTTACAGGGAATATGTATTAAATATATAAACAAATGTATAGGATACCGTTCAGTCCTTTGTTTAATATTAGCCGGAGCAATTAACCAATAAATAACAAAATGCGAGATGATAAATAAATATATATATATTAGTAATACCTTTAATGATTTACCTAGTTTATATAATGAGCTAGGATATAACACACTAGTATTACACACGTATATAATTTTTATTGGAACTATTGTTCGATAAATGCATTTAATAAGTAAGCAACCAAAAAGGAAATAAAATGAAAGATATTATAAAAATGATTCAGCTATTATCTAAAACTACTCACTTTTTAGTTGAAAACGATTTCGTTGATTTTGATATATATCCGAGGTCTGAAGGACATAAACTATACTCGGATATTCAAAGACTGTTGACTAAAAACGATAATGAATTACTTCATTTATGGCTGTATGAAGATAAATTAAACCCTAAAGATAATTAATTGGAACAAAACCAAATAATAATAGTATATAATAATATAATCATTAAAAAAAACTTTGGAACTTTCCGCAACTCGGAGAGTATAACAAGTAACAAAACAAAAAAACGGAGTAAAACATGGCACAACAAAATAAAATTGGAACACACAAAACAAAAGTGTTTACAGAAAACGAAATAACTTATGTAAAGTATCACAACACTAGAGTTGTAGCGTTTTCAGAAAATGTAATTATGCTATATACGGGGGGTTGGTTTACACCAACAACCAAAACGAGAATGAATCAAACTTCAAATGCTTTTGGCTTAGGGTTTCAAGTGTACCAAAAGAATTATGAATGGTTTGCAGATTACAACGGAAAAACATACGAATTTACAGGAAACAATCTAATCTTGAGTCGTAACTAACTTACAGAAATTAAAATGAGGGAAAAAATAAAATGAAATGGATTATAAGGTGTGTATCTGATAAAAATTTATATTGGAATAATAACGAAGGGTGGATGACTACAAATCAAATTAATTCAGACAAATTAAAAGATTATGCAGAAATCTACTCAAGCACAGAAAAAAGAATAAATAATTTGCCCATAGATGGAGAATGGGTAAGATACACAGAAACAAACTAACTTACAGAAATTAAAGGGGGTGTTTAATACATCCCCTTTAGGGGAATAAAATAATTTGGAACTAATTAAATAAATAAACATATAACTAGTAACAAAACAAAAAAGGGAGTAAAAAATAAGTGAATAATATTAGTAAAAAAGATTTACAATTAATTAAAAAAGCTTTAAAGATTTGTATAATAAAATTTAATCGTAAGGGTCAAAAAGTTAGCGATATAGACTCAAGAATTTTAGCTAACAAATTTCAAAAGGTTTACGACAAGACAAAAAAGGGAGTAAAAAAGTGACAAGAGATAAGTTTATACAGAGCAAGATTGATAGTATCAAGTGGAGTGAGGAAGGAAGAAGTAATAAAAATTTCGGAACAATGGGAGAATATAAACTCTATGCTAAATCTTGCTATGATCAATACAGACAACACATTGGCACGATAGATTATGATTTTGAAGATTACGGGTATAAGATAATTAAGCCTATTATTTGTGGGAAAGAGAAATACTATTATTATAATTGTGATAAGATGGAATATTTCAAAACATTTGAAGAAGCAGAAAATTGGAGTAAGAATAAGTATATAAAATCTGTGAAGTTAAAAGCAAATTGGGAGTACAGAAAAAAAAATAATTAATTTGGAACTTATTTAAATCTTTGGTGTATAGTATATATAAAACAAAAAAAGGGAGTAAAAGAGTGAAAAAAATATTATTAGGGATGTATAAAAAACAGACAGACAACAATGGTAGCATAAGCATGTTGCAAGTAGCAAGAGATTTGGGAGAGTCAAGAGAGGATATTGTAACAGCTACCAAACAGCTTGTTTTAGATGGGGATGTTCTGGTGTGTAGATTTTTAGGTAAAAGGTTTTTAAAGTTAAATAAAAAATAATTTGGAACTTTATTTTAAGAGTGTAGTTATATAAGTGAGTAAACAAAAAAGGATAGACATGAGTATGCAAAAGACAAGAGATATAAATAGTCATTTAATTAGTAATTCTAAAACTGTAATTATAGACCATGACAACAATTATTACTGTTATCGTACAAAACTTAAACAGGATGATTTAAAAGATTTCATATTTGAAATTGCAGATAATACATATACGATATTTGATGATATTGAAATCGTGGAATTAAATAATAACACATACACATACAATTATAAACTAAATAAAAAAGGAGCAGTAACAAATGAGTAACAAATACAACGGATGGACAAATTATGAGACTTGGAATTTTAATTTGTGGATTACAAACGATGAGGAGGATTACAATTACGCTTTAAAACTTGCAGAGGATTGTGAAAATAGGTACGACCTCAGTAAAAAGTTGGAAGAGTGGGCGATTGAAATGGCTGATGATTGTAGTTGTGTATACGGATTTATTTCTGATATGATAAATAGTTCTATAAAAGAGGTCAATTTCTATGAGGTGGCTCAAAGCATTATGGCTCATCAGAAATTTGAAGAGGAGCAAGAGTAATGACAAAGACAAGAACTTGTAAAGGATGTAATTCTAGTATGGATCTATCAGAGTTTGCTAAAACAGGTATGTTTGACAAATCGGGTAATCCATACAGAAGGTACTACTGCACCAAGCACGGATGCTATTGGTCTCACAAAAAGAGAACACCTAACGGAAGGATGGAGAAAGCTAGAATAGTTAGAGAGTACAAGGAAAAGCTGAGTTGTAAAAGTTGTGGCTATTCTAAAAAGACAAGAGGTAAAAAGTTCTCAACGTGGGCATTGCAATTTCATCATCACGATTCCACAAAAGAAGCAAACGTAGGCAACATGATACGTGATGGATTTGGACTAAAAAAGATATTTGCTGAGATAAAGAAATGTATAAGCCTATGTGCTAACTGCCACATGGAATTACATGGACATCAAAATTATTAAAAATAAATTGGAACTAATACGAACTAACCTCGTATAACTAATAAACAAAGGAGTAATAAATGGGAAAGATAAAAGCGTTAGTGACCGAGATGGGTTACAAGGGTGCTGAGGAGTTTTTAGCACGAATTAGGGAGAATTTAAAACGAAATAAAAAGGGGAAGAGTAATGAAGCTACCACTAAAGAAAGTAGATAAGAACGATGTGATGATGTTCTTTGAACTTGACATTGAAAACTGCAAACTAAAGAGGAAAGACTTTTGTGAGATAATAGCAAGTTTCATAAATGACCCAAACTCTACAAGTGATTGGTATAGACAAGAAATGAATCTATACTTTGAAGAAAGGAACTTAGATTAATGAAAAAGGAGTATAGAAAATGCTACAAGATGTAATACACTCAGAGACAATGCCTAATAGTGGTTATTATGTATCAATCTTACTTTATTCAATTGACAAAAATGATAAGGAGTTTTTTGATAACAGAAATCATTATTATGATATTCGCATTTCTTTTAATGACGAACAAGATTCTTTCTCAGATATATATGAACATATCTACACTAAAAAAGAAGCGTTAAAACTATTCAATGTAGCAAAGCTAGATGCAGATGATATTTACCTAGAAAGGAGGAAATATGACAGCTAAAGAATATCAATTTATGAGAGAGGATTTTCTCAAGAAAACTCTCAAACTTTCAGATGACAAACGCATTGAGTATACAGAAGGACACCACGAATTAAATGTTTTGTGGAACTTCGAGAATATAGGAAAAACATTAGGACTATCACCAATGAAGGTACTTTCTGTATATTTGCTAAAGCATACAAGTAGTGTATTTAACTATTTGAAAGAAGGAAAAACGTACTCAGAAAGTATTGAGGGCAGGATAAGCGACATCATAAATTATTTGTTGCTACTACTTGCAATGATAAGAACATACAAACAAAAAGGAGAGGATAATGGACACAAACGAAATGATATTTGACGAACTAGCAGATGCTTTGTTTAACGATTTGGATGATGAGTTGAACGAGTTATGTGGTCACTTGATGGAGGAGTATAAGATAAACGTGGACATGATGGCTAGAATAATAGATGCTTGGCACATCGCAAATGCAAAGGATAAATAAATGAATAGATCAGAATGTTGTGGTGCAGAAGTCCACACAGATTACAATATTTGTACAGAATGTTTAGAGCATTGTGATACTTGGAATGAGGAGGAAGAATGATACATTGGTTGCAATCTTTGTCAGAAAATGGATTCGATGTTTTTATTGTGGTGTATCTCGCAATACTACATCTTGCTTACCATTATTTAATGAGATGGTTTATTAAAACCGAAATTAAGAAACTCAAGGAGGAAAAATGAAAGTCCATGAATTAATAAAAACTCTTCAGAAATGCGATCCAGAACTACAAATCTTCGCTTTTCTGGACGATAGCATTCGTTCGATTGATTTTGTAGACAATACGCTCTCAGATAGGGTAGATATAACTATAGGAAAAATGACGTATGTAATGGGAAAAAAGAAGAGGGAAAAATGATACTCCTTGATATATCAGAGATACTTGTGAACATCTTAATACTTTCTATGAGCCTTGTGGCTTTCTCAATAGCAATGCTTATCATAAGTATGGTGATCTATGCAATTAATGATTGGAGAGGAAAGTGAAAGATCACATAGAATTGCAATTAGAGGTCATTCGATACGAGCAGATGGTGGAAAGAAGGGAAGAGAAGATAAGAGAATTGAAGAACGTGATTGATTCCTATGACCAGAATGACATGTTCACCTTTCGATGTTGGCAATGCAGGTCAGAGCTTATATGGGGAGGAGACCACGATATACAAGAATTGTATGAGGATGAGTTAGACGAAGGGATCGTATCAAACTTTTCTTGCTCCAATAATAATTGCAATACTCATGTTGAGGTATATCACGTTTTTAATCAGAAAAATAAATAGGAGAGAAAAATTAATTTGGAACTTTTTGAAACTTAGAGCGTATAAGAGTAAACGGCACACAAAAAAAGTGCCACAAAAAAAGGAGAAATAATGAAAGTTAAACATGGTAAATACAAGTGGAATCCAGATTTATCTAGATCAAAGTGGGATGAATATTGTAGTGTATTTGATTGTGAATACATAGCATTTGATTTAAATCTTCCAGATGTAAATGATATTAGCATTGATTTTAAACATATTGACTATGAACCAGAAGTAGGTGTTCATAGCAATCCTAAATATGTTAATCCAACATATTATATAGAAATTTGGTGGGATGAAGAATATCAAGTATATGCTACTAGAAATTTTCAAAATCTAAAAGGTACTTTTAATAGATATGTTAGGCATATAGAAAAACTTTTTGATGCTAATAATGTTAATGAGAAAACACTTTGTGAATTTTTTGAACAAATAGAAGAAGAAGACGTTGCTAGAAGAAAGTTAGATTCTGAAAGACTAGCAAAGAAAGATTTTGCTAGAAGAGTAAAAAATACATTTGGAACTTTTTGAAACTTGGTGCGTTTAATAGGTAAGCACGAAGCTTAAAACAATAATAAAAAAAAAGGAGTTATTATGAAAAAACAGAGATGTGATGGTAAAGTAACTATCGTGAAAAAAGAAAAAGGTTATTCAGCCATGCAGACTATTTGGAGTAGAGGGAGACATAGTGGCCAAGTAACATGGACAGACTACAAATGTAGTAAGGGGCATGAATGGACTTCAAGCTCTAAAGATAAGTCGTGCATCAATTATAAATAAAACAACTAAACTGGGGCGGGGCAACCCGCCCCATAACAAAAAGGAGATGTGTAATGAAAACATATAATATTACTTTAAATGAAAAACAAAAAAAATGTCTTGAGCACTTTATGGAAAAACATGTATCTATATTTAACAACCTTTTAAAGGTAAGGGATAATGAAAATGATAAAAAAGAAAAGGATTTAAGAGTAAGCATTCTTAATGCTTTTGTTAGGGCGGAAACTGTACAAGGGGGTAAGCAATGAAAAGCAGAGACAAAGCTGAAAAAGAACAAAGAAGAGCTTATGAATGGAGCATACTATATTATTATGAAGGATATGATGATGCAGACCCAATCTTTGAGGATAGTCTAAGAAGATTATTAGGTGGAGGATTCAATCATCCATTCTTAAAAGAAAGAAAGTTTACAAGTGTTAAGCAATGTATAGATACTGAAAATGGAAAGCAAATATTTGGGGACTTAGAAATGAAACTTTGGAGATGGGACTCGGGCTTAGGAGAATGGGACAATGATTATGCCCATATTGAAGATGGAACGGGAAGGATATTACCTTCTGATAACAATGGTTGGAAAGTACCTAAAAAGTATCAAGCAGAACTAGATAATCTTTTGAAAAGGAGCAAGCAATGAAAAGCAGAGACAAAGCTGAAATGGAAGATGACATGCAAAATGTTAGAAGTTATGCAGTTGGTTTAAAGAATGTTATCCTAGATTTGAAACAGAAATGGGATGTGGATATGTGGGATGAGATGATTGTTTACTTGATAGAGTCAAAGGAGCTTGAAGATTAAGGTCTTGGAGTTATACGCTGGATCCTGTACCTTCTCTAAGGTAGCTAGGAAATATGGGCATGAGACCTACACTATTGATATGGCTGAACACGAAGGGATAGACATGGTAGCAGACCTGCTATATGTATCTCCGCACAAGATTCCCTTCAAGCCAGATATAGTGTGGGCCTCTCCGCCCTGCACCGCTTTTAGTGTGGCTTCTATAGGTCATCATTGGCAAGGCGGAAACAAGGCCTACATCCCTAAAACATCAAAGGCATACATAGGTCTAGCTCTTGTAAAAAAAGCCATAGAGATAGTCAAATATCTCGAACCTAAGTATTGGTACATTGAGAACCCAAGAGGACTTCTGAGAAAATTGCGAGTTGTAGAATATCTGCCGATCAGGAGAACTATATCCTTTTGTAAATATGGGGATATTCGTATGAAACCTACCGACATCTGGACGAACTGCGAGTCTTGGAGACCGAGGCCAATGTGTAAGAATGGAAACCCGGATTGTCACCATGAACGTGCACCTCGTGGTAGTAAGACGGGAACTCAAGGGTTGAAGAATGCATACGAGAGAGGCATTCTTCCTGTGCAGTTGTGTGAGGATATCATCAAAGATTTTAGTGGTTTGTCTTATGGATAATTCATATATTGAGGTATAGCTGATATGTTAAAGAAATGTTGTAAGTGCAAAGAAGAAAAACCTAAAACAGATTTCTACCGCAATAGACAAAAGCCCGATGGCAGGCAGTATATGTGTAAGATATGTCAGAGGAATTATCATAATAAAGAATGGTATGTAAAGAACAGAGAAAAAAGAATAAAGCACATGGCGAAAAGAAAGGCTCGCTTGCAAGCAGAGAATTACGAGAAAGTTCTTTATCTTTACTTTGTCAAAGGTTGTGTTGATTGCGGTACAAAAGACCATCGAGTTTTGGAGTTCGACCATGTTAGAGGAATTAAGAAAAAGTTTTATAGGACAGAGGGTGTATCTTACATGGTAAGGGCTGGGTATAAATGGAGTACAATTAAAGCAGAGATAGATAAATGTGAAGTGCGATGTCGTAACTGCCACAAAATAAAAACATACAAGGACTATGATTACTATAAGGACATACAGACAATGATAAAAGAATATGAAAAAAATATGGAACTTTCTTATAGTGAGGTTCGTTATAACTACAACAAAGAAAAGGATAATTAAATGTTTACTGTATTAAACAAACTAAAATACAGAATAAAGAAAGAAGTTCAGCGTATAGAAGAGCTTTACGATGCTAACCCATCTAATGAACTTTACAACGCTGAAATATATGGATTAAATTTGGCCCTTGACCACGTACTCAGAGCGGAAGCAGAAGAGTATACCGAACTAGATAAGTGGGCTGAAGAATATCAAAAAGGAAAGGAACAAGATGAACTTACAACTAGGAATAGGGCAAGAGGTTAGCATACATAACGTAGAGTCTATTGAGATGGACAAGACAATAACAATGCAATCGATCTCTGCCAAAGACAGATACTTTAGAACCATACATGTTAAGACAGAGTCTGGAGAGGTCATAGAGATAAATCTATTCTCTGATAACAAAGAAGTTCTAGAGCAAAGATAATAATGATTAAAACGGGGCAGGTATCAGGTCGGTTTTTTGCTCCACAAGTTTCCGACCTACCCACTACAACACATCTCAGCAACCTGCCCCGTCCTCCATACATACCAAAGGAATGCAAATGAACATTCAAAAGATATATGATGATTGGTTGCGGAAAAATAATGACCTTCATCAAAAGAAAAGATACGAGGGGAAAGAGGAATGGTTTCACGCCTCCTCCTCTGGTATGTGTATGCGAAAGCATTACTTTCAACACGTTGCCGACATTGAACCTAAAGAAATTGACGAAAATACAATGAGGTTATTTAGACTTGGAGACCTTGTTCACAATGATATTCAAGAGGCACTGATAGAGTATGCAAGTCTTAATGGTTCTCAAATAATGATAGAACGTGAGATAAGACTACCCGATGTAAATGTCCGAGGTTTCCTAGATGTTATTGTCGTAGAGGACAATGCACTTTACGATATCAAAACTTGTAATGCTTGGAAGTGGAAGAATCTATTTGGCAGAAGTCCTGATCCTAACCAACCGGTTAATTATAATATACAATTAGGAACGTATGGTTGGTGGTATGAAGAAGAAACTGGGAACAAATTGAAGAAACTTGCGTTATTATACTATAACAAAGATAATTCAAGAATGAAAGAAAAAGTAATACGAACATCCTACATACAAAAAGCCAAAGAGTATTGGCATAATGTGCAGGATATATTTAAAAAAGGAAATCCTCCTATCGAGCTTGGAATAGCTCCGGCATATAAATGGGAATGTAACCCTAAATACTGTAACTATTATGAGGTTTGTGGTGGAGGACTAAAAGAGAAAGGAGATGATCTATGAGCGATCAACAACCCGATTGGGATAAAATAACAGAAGGTAAGATACGACATGGTGTCGCAGTGGCCTTCATTGAGAAAGGGCAAGAGCTAAACTCCGATAATATGAAAACAATGGAGAAGTGGGTACAGTTCATCATACACGGGTATCATGGAATAAAGGATATACTCGATGAGAACAAGAGGTTATCCGATAAGGAGTTAGTTAAGGAAGTAAAGGATAAATTCAATGGAGAGGTAGTAGAAGAGAGTGATGAAGAGTATGTAAAGAAAGCTATTGAAAAAGCGGTATCTACTCTAGGCCAGAAGGACAAGAATAAAGTATTATACCAATTAAAGAATGGAAATATTACTCTTGACAATCTTCAAGCTTGTTTAGACAAGATAGGAGATATGAAGCACCTCTAATATGATTGACATAGGAGATGCATATTACCCTGCTGATGAAAGTCAGTTCACAAGAAACGTGCCTGCCGGAAGGTATACAGCACGTATCGTAAGCATGGACATATCAGAGAACGTTAAATTTGGTAGGTATGTAGCTGATGTGTTCAAGCCAGAATACGAGATAGATGTAAAGGAACATCCAGAGTACGAGGCATGTGTGGTTAAAGACAATGGGATATTCCGATACAAAAAAGTGGACGGCTCTCTATATGAGCACAGAAAGAACTGGGGTTTCGCTAAATTTCTTTCTATTATGCAACTCCGAAAAGGTGGGGGTAATGGTAGTCAATTACCTTACCTCCACTTTGTCGATATAGATAGTGCTGTAGTTCTTATCGATGTGTCGATGAAAAGGTTTATAAACGATGAGCAGTTAGAGGTGATTTATCCGATAGCTAAGACAATCCAACGCATACAAGATGCAAAGGTACCATTCTAATGGATATACTCACAGAAAAGGGCCAACAATCATTACGTTATGAACGTATTATGTTAAAAAAAATAATGAAAGTTTGTAGTGGTACTATAATAGAGACCGACAAAAATATGGATGCTAAAGTAGATGGTGTAATATCTAAGTCTGGAAAGATAACTAATGTATTCGAGTCTAAGTGTAGAGACATGAGCTTACAAGAATTAAACAGGTATGGCTCTTGGCTTATAACATTTGATAAGATCATGGACGGCAAGCGACTTTCAGAAATGCTACGAGTCCCTTATATTGGTTTCCTTTACCTTATTAAAGATGATATTGCAATGTATTGGGAGATTACAGATAAATATGGGAACTTTTTGTTTGACTTTGAAGTTAAAAATACAAGAACACAAAAAACAATAAATGGCGGTAGCATTATTAGAACCAATGCATACCTGCCAATCGAAAAAGGAAGTGAATTATATGAGTAAATACACATGCACAGCACTTATAAAATATTCAAGGCAAGAGGTACAGGTACATATCAACGCTTTGGAGATAGCTCTAAACTCAGAAGGTATAAGAAATTACAGGGGCCCATATTCTATGTTGTTAAAGGATATGAAAAGAATCAATGAACAAATGCTAGATAAAGAGAACGATGCAATGTCTGAGAATAATTCAGAGGATATTGTAGTAGAGGATTCTGTAATCAATAGTAGGTCAAATGAAGAATCCAAATAATATTAAGCGTGGTAAGCGTGCGAGACAGCGTGGTGCAGAACTGCAACGACAGGCTGTAAATATGGCTAAGGACTTTGGACTAGAATCTTTTAACAGAGACAGGGGGGGTGCTCAACATGAGCAGGGAGACATAGAGATAGAAGGACATTACTATGGCTGTAAAAGAAGAACTAGAATAGCTAAGTGGCTAAAGCCAGAAAAGAGCGAGGAAGGTGTAGTAGTAAGAGAAGATAGAGGTAAACCCTATATTGTCTTAGACTATGAATATTTTTTAAATCTATTATCTATAATGAAGGAATTTGCAAATGAGTAGTCATAAAAAAATGAAGCTATTAGGCTTGATATCTTTCTACAAGAGACTTTTGAAAAGCAATCAGATTCAGAAAAACGGATCAGCTTCCAGAAGACTAAAGCAGTTAGAAAGAAAATACGAACAAAGAACGAGATGGCTTGGTGTGAGGTATAAAAAGGATAAAGCATCTTTTTGGTTGGCACCAAAAGACCTTAACTAAGTCATCTCAAAAATAGGAGGCATACATGGCCGATTACAAACCAAAGGAAGGTACTTTCACGATGTGGAAGAACAAGTTCAAAAAAGATGGTGATAAAAAACCAGACTACACCGGGAATGGTATGGTCAACGGAGAGAAGAAAGACTTTTCTCTGTGGATAAACCAAGACGATAAGGGCGACAGGTACTTGTCTGGGCAGTTCAAAGAGGAGTACAAGAAAAAAACACCATTTTAAATAGGTGTTTAGGAATAAGGGGGCTAACGCCCCTTTGTTCCTACTAATATTTTTAGGCGATAGTTATGTTGCAAAAGTTTTTTTATAGCCGTAAACGGGAATATAGAGGGGGTTTTTTAAGACCAATGTTTGAATTTTGTAGTAAAATAGAAAAAACGTGCGGTTTCTGTACAATTGACACTTATAACCCTATGTTGGGCAAAAAAGATAGTGAAGAAAGAGAATTTTGTGGCTTAGCAAGTAGCTTTGATACAAGAGTTTCGTCTATTCCAAACTGTTGGATTAGCATGAGTAAATCACAGCGGTCGTTATATATAAAGAAAAAGAAAGAAGAATATAAAATTTTAAGAACAAGGATAAAATAATATGGATATACTAGATGACTTTAAAGAAGAAGATAAGATTATGGAAAAAGAGCACGTTACAGAACTTGCTACTATTATGAAAAAGTTATGGAGAAGAAGAATTAGTTTAGAAGAATACTACAGGAGGGCTGGTCAGTTCTGGGAGGATAGGGGTTTCCCAAATTGGGCTGAAGAGTTTTACGAAAGGGCTAATAATTAATAGCCTTTAAAAACTCTTTTTATATCGTATTCTATATAATCTTCTAGTCTTTTATCGTGAGCTTCTAATACTTCGTAAGCCTGTATTCCTATAGTTCTTTTTAAATCTTCCCTTCTTTCCTCTTCAGTTTCAAAATCTTTTCCCGGTGCTATTTTTGATTTTGTTAAAAACATTCTAGCTCTTATAGATGAAATTGCACTGCTTTGACTTTTTCCTTTTATATCTAAAGCTTTTTCTACAAAATCATTAGCTAAATCAGCATCATTTCCTAGAGGTTCTTTACTGTTTTTTATTACTTCATAAGCACTAGACATATTTTTTCTAAAATTTTTAATATCCTCATCTAAGTTACCGCTATACCTGCCACCGTATTTATTTTTAAACTTCCATCTGTAATAAGCTCTAATAGCGTTGTCGTTTTTTTGTGCTTGTGGATTTCCAAATCCTGTAGCAACTGCTACTGTTCTTGCAAATCTATTAACAGGGAAAAACCTTTTAATTGCCTCATAAAATCTTTCATCTGCTTCTTTATAAGCATATCTTCCTTTTTCTCCTTTATAAGCTTTTATCCCTTCCTCTAAAACCTGAACAGGAAAAGACAACTCTAAAGGGTTTTGCATTAATTTACCTTCTGATGTTGATTGCAAAAGACTGCCATAAACACCGGCAAAAGCAGAATAAACATAAGATTCTACAGCAAAATCAGCTAATGTTTTTAAAGACCTGCCAGTTGGCAATGTAGTTTCACCTATAACAGGAACCTCTACCTGTTGAGTTTCTAGTTGAGGTATTGGAACTTTACCAATAACGGGTAGGTCTACATCTACAGGCTCTTCACCTGTTATTTCATTAAATTTTATTCTTAAATTATCTGTACCTCCATAAATTAATGATAGCAAAATTTGAGTGGTCATACCAGATATTGCAGTTCCTAATATTTCACTAGCCATTAATCTGTTTGCATCAACCCATTTCTTATAATCTCCTTCCTTAGCACCCTCTTTAATAGCTTCTTTGTAAGTAAGCATACTTCTAACAAGAGACCTAAGTTTTGTCTGTGCGTATTGATCAAACTTAATACCTGCTTTATAATATTTATTTTGCTCTAATCTAGACTGCTCCCCTCTAGCTTGAGCACCACCTGTAAGTTTAGAGGCGGCTGTTCTAATTACGGCATCATATAGCTCTTGAGGGGCTGTTCCTTTTATTATTGCCTCAGCTTGATCTCTTGTAAAATCTAATTCTCTAAGCAGTAGAGCATCTTTTGAAGTTCCTTTTCCTTGTTTAAATTTATTATTTATTTTGTCCTTGTAAACTTGAGACGCTAATACCTCTTGAAACTCATTCGCATATTGAAAGCCAAACAACCTTCTTTGAAAATCTGATACCGCATTACCTAAAGACTCAAAAGGTCTACTCCTATTTATAGAAAAGTTTCTTACTTCTGATGTTATAGACCCTTGCAACCTTAAAAATTCTGTAACAGCATTTGGGTTGGTGGTTATATTAAATATCGATCTTAACATTCCGGGCATACCAGCATGTTTTCTTACATTCCCAAGAGGTTCAAATGTATTTGTGAAAAAAGAAAGTGAGAGTGCGGAGTTTTTCATAAAATCAACACCAATACCAAGTCCTCTTTGAGCTCTTGCCATAGTAGAATAAGCATAATTTCTGCCAACAATTAAAGGAGGCTCAACAGGAACACCGCTAATAGATTTTACTAAGTCATGTACCAATTGAGGATTACCACCCTCTCTTTCAAATTGAAGTTTTAAATCCTCAACGACACTAGTATTATTGAGCTCTTGACCAAATGTTTTAACAACTCCAATTCTAGCAGATCCTGTTTCAGCTAACCTACTAATGTATTGAAAAGGTCTGTATTCAACCATTGGAACAACTTCACCTTCAATTTTTATTGCATGAGGGACATTACTCCATATCCTGCTATGTTCTGCTTGGGTTGTTCTGGTTGGGTAACCCGCTTCACCCTGACCCCTTTCCCCTTTAAAGTTTTTTGCCTGAGATTCAAAATATGTTTTTACATCTTCATATGAGTTGCCGGGATTTGCCTTTGCCCATTCCTTAATTAATATTTTAAAATGGGGATGACTTACTGGTAATTCAAGTATGCTGTAAAACTCAGGGCTCATAATTCTTGGTGCGATGTTTCTTCCTAAAACTTTAAAAGGTTCTATTGACCCATCTGGTTTTTGCTGTACAACCCCAGCTCTTTCCATTTGCTTGCCCCTAGCTTCAATTACATCTCTAGCAAGCTCTATTATCTTTATTTCGTTTTTGTTGTATTTAAAGACGTCCATACCCTCTATACCAGAAAGTAATTTATTTTGGTATACTTCCTGACCGTCAATCTTTACTTTTTTAAATTGAGATAAATTAAAGACTGCTCTGCCATCCTTTGACAAAGGAGATGATCCCATAATTTTCTGTGCAGGAAAAACAACCTCTGACAATTCACCGCTTATTCTTTTTTTAATATCTATTGCTCTTCTAGCTAAGTCAGAAATTTCTACTGATGCCTGACCACCACTAGACCTTACCCTATTAATCATGTCAGTGGCAAAAAATGTCGGGTCTATAATGTTATTTCTATATTTGGCTTCCGGTACAGGCTCTGATTTTTGCTTGGGATCAACTTGAGGAGTTTCTTCAGGCAACTTTTCGTTTAATCTTTTTATAGCATTTTCATATTTTTTATTTATATCAGGAGCCAATAAACTCTTTGGTTTGTTCTTAGATGAACCAAATAAATCTTTTAGCATTTTAGGGGTTGGTATGCCCATAAACATTTGCAATTCAATCCCTTTAGAGTTTGCATTTTCTTGAGCCTCAGATATTAAATCCCTAACTATCTCATTTGATTTTTCAATTCTTGATCTTTCTATAGGTGTTAGGTTCTCAGAAGACAATCTATTTTGATTTACCCTAAGCGTTTCTGTTAAATCACTAAATTCTTTTTGTAACTGATATCCTTCTATTTTCCTTTCAGGTGGTAATTGTTGAACAGTTCTTCTGTTAGCCTTATTTTGCTCTATAATATTTCTTTGGACTAATTCTGCGTTTTGTATTCTTCCTAACTTGGGTGGATGAAGAGCCACTGATAGATTTTCAGTTGCTTTAAATTTAGATGGATTTACTAACAATCTATCTGCCCCAAAAAGTTTAGGAATATTAGTTGATGGAAACAGTGGCTCATACCCCGTTTCAAGTGCTTTATCTAACCTCTCTTGTTCTTTTTTAGATTTTCTATCTAACTCTGACAGTATTGTTTTAGCATCCTCCTTAGTTCTGTAAACCGTTTGTATATTTATAGGAGATTCACGTTTTGGTGGTAAAAGGAGTGGCCCAGTCTGTACGCTCTGAGGGTTGGCTACCCCATCCTCTCTTACTTGCCTAGGCGTAATTATATTCAAATCTTCGGCTAACATGTTTTGAAACTCTATTTTACGGTCTATTCTATTCTGATATTGATCCATTATAGATTGCTCAGTGCCTGCTTTTTCTAAAGCATCCATGTCTTTTGCCAGTTCTTTTACTTCTTTATTTACTCTGTCAAAGGTTTCTTCTACTACTTTTCTATTTCTTTCTTGTGCTTTACCAAAAGACTCTCTCTTTTCTATATTACTTGTTTTCTCTGGAGACTTTCCTTCCATTGCTAACTGAACAGCAGTTTTTAATTCTCCTTGTATTTCATTAGCAATCTTTATTTCAGATTGACCTGTTTCTTCAGCACGGACTTTTATTTCTTCTGCTATTCTTTCTTGAATAACTTTTTGTTGCCTTGGCTTTAATTGTTTTAATAGTCGCAACCCAACGATAGTTCCAGAGGCATCTACCAAACCACGAAAATATCTATCTCTTGCTTCTTTACTTTCAATAACACCTTCTTCTCCAGTAATCTTTAGCTCACCCTCCAATAAAGGCCCTACAGTTCCAAGACCTAAAACCTCAGAAACAAACTCACCGGATTTACCACCAGCATAAGACCCAGCCGCACCAGCAAACCCTACCGTCCCTCCAGTAACATATCCTTTTCCAAACGCTTTAAGAGCCTCTACAACATCTACTTCTCCTGTAAGCTCAACCTGATCTACTATATTTCTACCAGCATCAAAAGCACCAAAACCTCCAGCACCACCTGTAATTCTACTGACTGCATTTTTTGTAATAACCCTAGCTTGTGGCAAGGGTATTTTTTTTGACTTAGATATTTTTAAAGCAACTTCATCAGCAAATTTACCTATTTGTTTTACTTGACTTCTAACAGCGTTAACACCCTTCAATCCCAACTTAGAACCAACTCCACCTCCAAAAGCAAACAATAATGCATCTAATGGCATCACCAAAGACAAAGCACTGGTGGCAAAATCCTCTAAAGCATCCAAAGAAAGTATTTCTTCTCTTTCCGGGTAATCTCTAATATTAAAACCTATATCCCTGCCAAAAGTTCTTAAAACTCCTCCAGTTGTAGATTTTTCTACAGCTAAATCCAAAAGGCCCGGAGGTGTTTTACCTGTCTCTTTATAGACTTCTTTCCATGCATCTCTTTCACTTATATCTTTTTCCCTCTTTCTTTTAACTACTTCAGACTTAAATAGGGTATATTTATCATCATCATCTAATGCATCATATTTCTTTTTAAAATCTGTAGGCGTTGGCTGTACCCTAGGAAGACCAGTTATTTGATCTGTTTGGATTAGTCCTGCAAACTTAGGCATCTTTGATATAGAATCATTAAGCTTCTTTATCGGGTCGTTAGAGCTCATTGCACTCATAATAAATTGAGGATTGTCACGACCTTCCTCTAGTGCTCTTGTTATTTTTTGAAGGTTTGTTTCTGTCGGGGCTTCAACTTCTTCAGGGACAACCAAAACAGAATCTGCTGTAATATCTGGGGCTTTACTAGATATCTTTACTTGAAAAGATTCATAATCACCTAAGTTTTTATAGCCTTTTCGAGTTAAGCCATCGTATAATATTTTACTCTTTGCGGGGTCTTGTATCTTTTCATAAAATTCATCTAAAGTTCCAAAGTTTGTATTCTCTGGGTATTCCTTAATTGCAGTATCATATAGTGATTTTATATGTCTTTGTGACATTTTTATTAAAAATTTGGTAAAAATTTATCTTCAACAATAGTGCTTTCAGGAGGGGCAAATCCCTGTATTAAAGGCTGAATTAAATCAAACCTACTATTCACAAGACTCCTCCTTAGTTCAACTCGTTGTTTAATTTGATCAGGAGTTAATGGTGGAAGGTTCTTTCTCATCCTTAATCCAGAATTTAAATCCTGATCTATGCTTTCTATTATATTTTCAATTTGATTAGGCTGGCTAATTAATTGCTTAGTGAATTGCTCCGCAGGAGACATCTCTTCCTGTTTTTTTAATTCTCTTTTGTTTATCTCTTTTAACACTCCCTCAATATCACCAGAATCAAGCCTAATACCTAAAGCACTTTTATCAGGGCCATCCTTTAATCTATCAAGAAGAGATTTTGCATTTGAAAAATTTCTTTTGTTCGTTATCTTGCTTAGTTGCTGACTAACCATCTTCTTTTGATTGGGTGTAAGGTTAGGACTTTCCAAGGCTCCTTTCAGTTTATCTTCATATTCATTATTGTCCGTATTAAGAGGGTAAAGAAGCTCATTAAATTTATTTTGCCTTTCCACTATAGAGTCTCCGGCCTTACTAATAGACTCTATACTAGATTTAGACATAGCTAACCCCCTCTGATCTTCTGGGAGCATGTTTATAAAATCTACTTCCATTTTATATTTTCTATCTTCATCTCTTTGTTGATCCAAAGTTGCTTGACGTTTTTGCTGATCTTCATATCTTTTATCTGCAAGCTGTTGCCTACCAAGTGCTAATTGATTTTGCTGAAACTGATTTACATAATCAGGCAACCTGTCTAAAAAGTCTGCAAGCGGGTTATCAAACCTAGCAGGGCCTAACCTCTGTCTTCTACTGTATATACTTCTAGTATGTCCGGGCATCTACAACTCCTAACCTTGTTGTTGATAGATTCCACCGGGAATGCCTCCCGTGAACGGAGTCCATACCAGTGTAATGCCATCTACGATTATCGTGTCTCCCTGATACGTGCTTAAATCAACATCTTCTATATTATCAAAAGTTGTAGGATTAATTATATTGGAAAATTCCGCACCACCAGCTACAAGGTCAGCCGCAGTCCCTAATGTTTGAGAAGCAAATCTTGCCTGCTCTTGCGAAACTGCCGTATCAAATGCCCTTTGACCAGCTTTCGATATAGCTGACTGAGTTTGCTCTACGCCACCAGCACCCGCAAATCCAGACCCGGCTTGTTGTTGCATAGCTTGTTGCCCAGCAGAGACTTGTTGTTGCCTTAATGTATCAGCAGTGCTTTGCAACCCAGTGGGGTCAAACGCTTGGAATAGCTTTAACTGAGCACTTGTAGGGTCGAGACCCTCAGACTCTAATATAGACTCTGCTGTAAACCCACCAGTCTGCATACCAAGAAGGCCACCATCTTGCATGCCAAATGTAGGTGAACCGTAAACTGAAAGTGGGCCAACGTTCACAGAAGGAGACCTTCTAGGTGACATTGGTAAATTAAAATATGGACTTACAGCATCAGTGAGTAAAGGATTAGTAAATGAGCCTGAGTCCCTTCTGATTGAGAAGTCTGCAAGTGGGCCTAGGTCTTGCCTTCTTAAGTATCCTATTAGCGAACCTGCTGACCTACTTGCCTCCCTCGCAGTTGCCTCTGCTTGCTGTGCTGTTCGAGCCGCATCTAACAATGCATTCTCCTCGCCTAGGGATATCGCATCTGGTAAACTTCTTTGATAGGCCATTTCGCTAACGCTAGGTGCTTGTGGCAATCCTGAAAAATCTGGCAATGAAGTATCAAATTCTGGAACAGCAACGTCTCCAAGGAGTTCCGACTCTCCTATTGATGGTGCTTGTGAGATACCAAACCTACCACCACCCGGACTATCCAATCCACCAAGCACTGTATCGGCCAAAGCCGAACCATCTATATTTGCTGGCACACCTGTCAAAGCCCTGCCGGAACCTAAACCTAATCTGGCACCAGCCTTCCCTATGGCGGAGGCACCCTCTCTTAATCTTGTTCCAAAAGCCCCCAACTTACCAGCCTCTGCGGCTTGAGCAGTCTTACCATATATACCACCACCCGGAGCCAATCCAGCAGTTGCGGCCGCGTTTAATCCAGAAACCAGTGCTCTTTCACCTATACCCCTTGTAAAGTCACGACTTGCTTCTTCAACATCTCGAAATGATTGCTGTCCAAATACAGTACCAGTCCTGTCAACGCTTCTTGACTTACCTGCACCTAGCCTTTCTCCGACTCCTCGACCTAAAGCAGTTCCAAGACCGGATGCTAATGCTAAACTTGCACCTGCTGTAAATGGAGACAATGCCGCACCTAAAAGGCCCCCAGCTATTCCACCGATACTACCAAATAAACCACCTTTCTTTTGTCTTTTAGCCTCTGCTCTTTGAGCTTCCTCCAGTCTTTTTATATCTCCTTGACGTTGAACAGCCCTTGCAAGAGCCGCTCCACCAGCAGTGGCCTGTCCTCCAGTCTGCATCATCCCCATCAAACTGTTAGAATTACCCATATCAAACCCAGATAGGTTAGGGCCGGACTTAACAGGGAGAAAACCTTTAGATTTGTTAGAATGGTTAAGCATGATATAATTCCTTTGAATTTAATAAATATTTTGTGACTTTTCTATAGACAAACTGCATTATACTTTAATCTCTGTCCTCCAAACAGAACTTATAGCAAATTCTGTTTCTGATGTAGTAATGTTTGTGTCATCAGGAGTAATACTTATCCCTACCACAACTCCAGCATCTACAGTGGGAATGTTGTCCCAATCTGATTCTGTGATTATATGATTTGTATTGTTTGTAAAAGTTGTTTGAAAATCAAAGGTAGCTACTGTATCTACTGTTGTGTCCCCATTGTCAACCTTTTTAATCTTAAATACTATATCAGTAGCATTGGTATTCAATGCTTCTGGCCTAAATATTATTTTAGAACATGTCATTTTAAATGGTGTTAAATACGCTGACTGCTCTTCTAATAACGTTGTAGTTTCATTGGGAGATGAAAAGGGTAAAAAAACCTCAGAGCCGGGAAGATCGTCTTGAAAATTATGTATAAAGACTCTATAATCAGTAAACTCGTTAATATATTCTATTCTCCTAGCAGTTAATTTATCATCGACTATTTGATTTCCATCGTGCGATAAATTTACCTTATAAAGCATTCCATTTAATTTTTTAAACAAAGCAAGAGTTCTATTGCTTAACAATGCAAATACCTGCTCACCATCAGACATATTATTTTTAGCAGGGTGATGAGACATAGCGGCTTTACTACTACCTTCCGATATAGCATTCCCTTTGCTGTTTTGAACTCTTCTAATTTTTCTATCTAATAAAGACATATTATTAATCTGTAGCTACCCGACTCTTATTAATGAGTCTGTACTCTACACTAATATCATTGATCTGTATCCCGTCATCGCCAGAAACGGTAGCGAATGTACTGTTTTTAACTCTAACCCTAACAGATTGACAGGATTGAGGAGAGGATATAGTTGCCCGTAGCCTTTTCCAGCTAGAGGTGTTTGAAAAGTTTCCAGTAGCATCTGTAAAAGAAGTAGAGCCATCCAACGCAAAAGATATTGGATTTGATCGGGCCGTATCACTTTTATATGTAACGGTTATAGCGTATATCTTTTTTTCTAAACTTGGGAATCCAAAGTCAAAGTCTTTAGTAGTAAAATATGCTTCATCTGCGGGAACTGCTGAAACATTAGTATAATTAAACTTTTTAATATCTATATTGCTTGA